TTCGTTAGAATTACTGGGACATTAAAAGTTCTCCAATATGAAATTGCGATTGCTTCTTGAGCGCTCTTGCTGGCCGAGTATGGATTTGATGGAACTTGCGGGCTCCATTCGGCGTGACTAACACCTTCGGGTGCGGGTCCATAAACTTCATCCGTTCCGATTTGGATAAATGTTTTTAAATTTGGCAGTGTTCTTGCATATTCAAATAGTGTCAGTGCAAATGCAAAGGGCAGTGCGTAAGAATGTTGGTGAGTCTTGGAAGATTACAAGAAAAGACTCTATGACTGATATTGATGCAGCATTAGCAACAGTTTTGGCTATCTGGTATGTGGACACACAAATCCAAGCAACGCAGATGGTATTTTAAGGAGAACACATGGGATTTATAGATAGACTTTTAGGCAGAGAGATAGAATATGTAGAGAACTATGTTCCTTCAGAAATGGAAGAGCGTGGTGCATTCATTCCCTTTAGACAGCCATTTGTAGTTAATGAAATCACTGCATTAAAACTTATTCCTGTATCAAGATGTATTTCTGTTCTTGAAACGGCAGTAATGCAAATACCTGTTGAGGTTATGCGAGGTGTTGATAAGGTTGAGTCTCCATCATGGTTAGTTACACCTGATGTAGAGAACAATGTAACCCAAGCAGAATTTCTGGGACAAACAGTTGTATCCATGGCTATTTATGGAAATGCATACTGGAAGATTTACAAGGGAGTTAGAGGAGTATCTAATTTAGAACTCATACCTCCATCATGGGTAAATGTAGAACAAGACAATGCAGGAAACCTTACCTATTCAATTAACGGTACCAAGCAAGCAAAAGACACTGTTAAACACTTGAAGTTATGGACTGTTCCTGGAGATATCTATGGTCAGGGTCCACTACAACGACACACACAAATTATTCAATCAGCCAATGACTTGCAGAACTATGCAGACAATTGGTTCAAAATGGCTGCTGTTCCAACAGGAACTCTCACCACATCAGAATTTCTTTCTGCAGATATTGCCCTTGCTAACAAGAAGGCATTCATTGATTCACAGAAGGAAAGAAGCGTTGCTGTTCTTTCATCAGGGCTTGCATATCAAGCAATATCTCTAAACCCTGAAGAGGCACAGTTCTTGGCTAACCAGACATTCACTACTCGTCAGATAGCAAATATGTTTGGTGTTCCAAGTATGTACCTTGGACTTTCTGTAGAAGGTTCAGGACTCACATATACAAACGGTAATGAAGACAGACAGAAACTGTATGAAGATGGACTACAGCAGTACATAGTTCGCATTCAACAGGCATTAACTGATTTGCTACCAAGAGGTCAGAAGGCAGAATTTAATATGACTGGGTTCCTAAGACCTAATGTATTAAATAGATATCAGAGTTATGCAATTGGTATTGATAAGAGATTCTTAACGGCTAATGAAGTCAGAGAGTCTGAAGGAATGCCTCCAATTAATTTGGCAGACCTTCCTCCAGTTGTACAACCTGTAGTAGCAAATAACAATCCTCAGCAGGATGCTAACCAACCTGCAGTTTAAAATGAGGTAATGGAGACAAACATGGAAAATAGAAGTTTTGAAATCAGAGAAACCAATGTAGAAGCAAGAGAAGTCATTGGTAGAGCAGTTCCATACAATGACATTATTGACATTGGTGGGGGAGACACAGAGCAGTTTGTAAGAGGTTCTGTAGACCTTAATGCTCATGTAAAACTATTCAGAGGTCATAAAGACATTATAGGCAAAGTCAATCACATGGAAGAGCGTGAAGATGGACTCTGGATTAAAGCAAAGATAAGTAACACCAAACTTGGAGACGAAACTTTAGAGTTAGTTAAAGATGGTGCTATCCGTTCATTTTCAGTTGGATTTATTCCACTGGTAGATGAGAAGCAAGACAGAAACATCATACGCAAAAAGGTAAACCTCAAAGAAGTTTCTTTAGTGGATTTCCCTGCATATGAAAACGCCTCAGTGACTGAGGTTAGAGAAATCAAGGAGGAAACAAATAATATGGAAACAACAACAACACCTGATTACTCTTCAGAAATCGCTGAAGTGCGTAATCATGCAGAAGAGTTGGAACGCCGTTTAGAAGTCCTATCAACAGAGAAGACAGAGGCACCAACTGCACCAAAATTCCGTTCATACGGAGAATATGTAAAGTCAGTAGCAGTAGGAGAAGACAATGGTCTTGTTCTTGCTCGTGCCTTTGCAGACACAAATTCAGTAATGGCAGACAGCATCCTAAAGAACGCATGGGTCAATGAGACTATCCGCATTCTTGATGCAGGTCGTCCAACATACAATGTTTTTGCATCAGCACCACTTCCAGCAGATGGAATGACAATTGAGTACCCACTACTTAATTCTGATTCATCAGCAATTGAAGAGCAGGTAGCAGAAGGAGACGCTCTTACATTTGGTAAGATTGATTTGACTTCAGCAACAGCAAACATCAAGACCTACGGTGGATACACAGCAATGACACGCCAGTTAATTGAGCGTTCATCAGTTGCTTATGTAGATGCAGCATTCCGTGCAATGGCAGCAGCCTATGCAAAGAAGACAAACAATGTCGTTAAGGCATATGTAAACTCACTTGCAACTACTTCAACATCTTCAGTTGCAGCATGGTCTGCAGATGCAATCATTGAAATGCTTGCAGACTCAGCAACAAAGGTTAACAACGAAACAGGAAAGGCATTGGAATTCATCCTTTGCTCATCTGATGTATTCAAGCAACTTGCTAAGCAGGTTGATGGTGTTGCTCGTCCAATCGCAGCAGCAACAAATGTTGTTAATGGTTTTGGTTCAATCAACCCAGTTGGTTTGACAGGAAACATCCTTGGTCTACCAATCGTTGTAGACCCATCACTTGCAGCAGGAACACTTTTGACAGGTGCTTCATCAGCAATCACAACTTACGAATCAGCAGGTGCACCTTTCCGTCTCAATGATGGAGATATCACCAATCTGACACAGCAATTCTCAGTGTACGGGTACCTTGCAGTTGCAGGACATGACCCTAAAGCACTTGTAAAAGTTGCAAATCCACTGGACTAATTAGGGGAAATTAAATGGACTGGACTGACCTCAAAGCGTATGTAGGTGCTTCTGACTTGGATAACGAGTTTGCAGAAGAGTGCTGGGAAACGGCTACTGACTTAATTGCATCTTATGTGCAATCAACAAAGGTGCCTACTCAGATTCTAAAGCGTTGCTACCTTGAGGTTGGTTCAGAACTATTTCATAGGCGTTCTGCTCCTATGGGAATCTCGCAGTATTCAGCATATGACGGAGCACCTATCCGTATTGCAAGAGACCCATTAGCAGGAGTCTATCCACTACTAAACCGTTACATGGTGAGGTTTGCATGAACATTGCAGGAATCAAAGAAGATATCGCAAGTATCCTTAGAGAAGAACTGCAGAATGTTTATAAGTTCTCACCAGCAAGACCTACTGCTCCTTGTGCAATTCTTGAAGCAGGGTTTCCTTTCATCAGTGTTAATGATGATGAATACGAAGCAATCTATTCAACTAACTTTAAGATTCTTCTTCTTGTTCCAACAGCACAAAATGATGTTGAGACAACAGGACTGGATACTTTGTTAGATGCACTCGTTCCATTGATTTGGGCAAACACAGCAGTATCAAAATTAGATGTAGATAAGCCATTCCTCACTGAGGCTAATGGAGCAACTTACTTAAGTACAAACATTAACATCACTATAGATTCACAAGGAGGACAATAAAATGTCAAGATTAAAAGGAAAGAGCATTGTATTCAAGGTTGGTTCAACTGACTATGCAGGCTCAGTAAAGAATGTGGTCTTCAGTTCTGCAGTTGGTGAAATGGGTTTTGGAGATTATTCAGACTCACTTGATTACACATGCACAGTAACAGGATTCCAAGACTTTGCAGCAGCATCACTATGGACTTCATTGTTCACAACTCCAGGAGCAACACTTGCTCTTGAATTTGCACCACACGGTAATGCAGTTGCATCAGCAACACAGCCACACTTCACAGCAACAGGATATGCAGAAACAGTTCCTGATATGGGTGGAGCAGCAGGGGAATACTTTACATATGACTTAACCATCAAACTTGATGGAAAGCCTGTAAAAGTAGTTTCCTAATAGAGGTTAAGCAATGGCAGAGTACACAGTTGCAGTTAAGGGACTAAGAGAAGTAGTTAGAAGTTTTAATCAGTACGCAGGTGCTGTTCAAGACTTGAAAGAAGCAAACTACGCCATTGGTTCAAAGGTTGCACAAACTGCCTCTGCTATTGCTCCTCAAGCAACAGGTGCTCTTGCAGGTTCTGTCAGAGCAAACAAAGCAAAACAAAAAGTTCAAATCAAAGCAGGTGGAGCAAAGGTTCCATATGCAGGTGTTCAAGAATATGGATGGGCTGCAAGAAACATTACAGCACAACCATTCTTAAGAAGAGCAGCATGGACAAACAGGGAATATACAAGAACACAGTATGTATCAAACCTGAATTCAATAAGAAGAAAATACATTGGAGGCAATTAATGGACATTGGAAATTTAAAGATGAAGGACCTTGCTGAAGTTGAAGAACTCACAGGTCTAAATATGGATGAATGGGAAACTGGTTCAAAGGTAAAACTGACTATGGCTATTGGATTAGTTATGGGAAGAAAGAATCAACCTGACCTGACTTGGGAACAAGTTGAGAACATGAGTATTGATGAACTTAATACATTGACAGGTGCAGAACTCCCAAAAGCGACAATCTCTTAGAACTCATGGGTGATTTCTGTGCAGCCACAGGATACACACCCACACAATTCTGGGAGTTAACAAATAATGAAGTTGTCTGGATTACGAAGGGGGTAAAGAAGAAAAATGGCTAACAATATAGTTGTAGACATTGTTGCGGATACACGCAGCCTTGTAAGAGGTGTCAATGAAACCAACGCCAAACTCAATACCCTCAATGGTTCAGTAGCAAAAGTAACAGGTGCCTTCAAAGGCATAGCAGCAGCATTTGGTTTGTCAGTAGGTATCTCTTGGTTTAAGGATGCTATCAAGGGTGCAGAGGAAGAAAAGAAAGCATTTGCAGCATTAGCAGCAGAGTATGGAACAGAGGCTGAAGGTGTAATTACCAAGATAGCAAGCCTATCTAAACTGTTTTATGTAGATGATGGAACTATTGCAACATTGGTACAAGGACTCAGAGGAAAACTCAGAGCAGAACTTGACCCACTTGCACTTGAGTTAGCAGAAGGAACAATCATTCTTGCTCTTGCTAACAATGTATCTGTAGAAGAACTCTCTGCAAAGATGCAGAAGGTAGTTAAAGACGGCAAGGTAACAGCCACAGAGTTACAACAACTTGGTATTAAATTAACAGAAGAGCAACAGGCTGCATTTGATAGGGCTGTAAAAGCAGGTACATCTGTTCAGTTCTTAGTAGACCTATTGACCAGTGAAGAGTATAAGAAGAAGGCTCTTGCCCTGATTACTCCTTGGCAGAAACTCTCATTCACATTTAATGAGATTAAAGATTTAGTTGGTGAGAAACTTCTTAAGGCATTTGAGAAGGTATTTGATTTCTTTACAGATGAAGACAAGAACGGTATAGCAAAGACAAACGGTAACTTCAAAGACATGAAGGACATACTGATAGCAGTAACAGGATTCTTAGTAATAGCAAAGATAGTTACACCAATCATCCTATGGACTAAGGCTATCCAAGGTCTGACTATTTCTAACATTGCCCTGAACATAGTTATGAATGCAAACCCAATTGGACTTATCATCACAGGTATTGCATTACTTATTGCAGCAGTCATCCTGATTAGAAACCACTGGGATGAATTGGGTGCAGTCTTCTCCAGAGTAGGCAAGATGCTAATTGACCTATTCAAAGGCATCATTGACACATTTAAGAAACTCTTTGTTGGTGTTGACTTGGTAAAGCCATTCAAGCAATTGATTGACAATGTATTAGGTTTTCTTGGTGGACTTGGTTCTGCCTTCTTTAATATAGGTAAGAGCATCATTCAAGGCATGATTAATGGAATAAGTTCAATGTTCTCTTCAGCAATAAATGCTGTGAAGAATGTTGCTTCAGGTATTACAAACGGTATAAAGAATTTCCTTGGAATCAATTCACCATCAAAGGTGTTTATGTCCATAGGTTCAGGCATAACAGAAGGCTTGGTTAAAGGTATTGATAAGACTGCCTATTTAGCAGTTAGAAGCGTAAAAGATTTAGGAGCAAGTCTGGCTATCCCTATGGAGTTATCTCCAATGGGCAGTGTTGGATTCTCCACCCCTTCAGCATCTGCACAGACCATCACAGTAAATATCTCTGCTGGTTTGGGTACTGATTCTTATGAACTTGGAAGAGTTGTTAGTGCAGCATTGGAAAAGTACGCAGGTGTGAACGGTAGATGAAATTACAAGACGAATTAACATTAGAACTTAGAACCTTTGTAGATGGTTTATTTACCCTTGGTTCAGACAGAATAAATCTTGCAGTCATTGCATCAGATGCACAACTCATGGATGACAATTTATATGAGTGGACAGAGATTATGGATGGTGTTCTATCCATTGATATAAAGAGAGGGGTGGATACCTATACAGGTGCCTATGCCCTTCCTGTGCCTTCTGTAGGGGTCATGCACATTGTTACAAGGAATAAAACTCTTGACCCAAATGTAAATATTTATATGGTTCCTAAAACAAAGGTACGCCTACGCAGGAATGATGAGATTCTATTTCAGGGAAGAATGAATAATCAGTTTGTTGATTATAGAAGCGATAGAGATAACCCACTTATTTCATTTGATGTGATGGACCCTATTGCAGACCTACAGATGACAACAACTAAATTATCAAGCATTACAGCCAATGGCTCACAGACATGGAATGGTCGTATTACTTCTCTATTCTCAAACGCAGGTAAAGAAGATATGCCTAAGACTATTCATGGTGGTGGAAAGATTAAACATGGGTACTGGGAAGATGACAGAACTCTATGGGAAGCATTAATCCTTGCATCCAATACAGAAGGTGGATTCTTGTTCTATGACAAGGATGGAACCCTTCAGTGCTATGCATCAGAGACTATCCCTACAGGCACAACCCTTATGGAGTTCAACAATGAGGACCCTACTAAGTATGGATACAAGAACATTGCCCTTGACTACAACATCCAATCAACTATTAATGAGGTATCAGGCACAAACAAATACGCCTACTACGCAAAGGAATTCCAAGAGGACCCAGAGACTTTCTATGGTGAATTCAAAACGGTAGAGAAGATAGTCACAGACACAATGGAACCTAAGAGAAGACAAGCCCTTATCAATAGATATGGCACTCATGCAATGAATGTTGAAACCAACTTTAATCTTGCAGAAGATGAGAACTTCCATACAACATGGGCAAATAACATTCTTAACAAATGGCAGAAACCAACTCCACTGGTTAAGGAGATTGAATGGGATGGTAAGAAAAACCCTTCAATTGCAGCATCTTCAGAGATATTGGACAGAATCAAGATTCATCATAAGACAGACTCATTTACTTATGAAGAGACTCTTACAACCATTGGAGTGCAACACACCTTCAATGCTGACCAAGATACATGGAGAGTAAAATTAATATTATTTCCAAGGAGTAGATTTATATGACAATTAGATATATAGAATTTGCAGACGGTAATGTTCTTACAGCAGAACAACTACTTGATGTGCAAGACAATGGGGTTGTGCAAGTAGATACCTTTGCAGAACTAACAGGATTATCAGTATCAGTTAATGCAGCCTATGTAGAAGCAGACCATGCGTTCTATGTTAAGAAGGCTGATAACTCATGGGGTTCAGTAGGTGGACTTGCAGTAGTACAAGCAGCAGCACCATCTGCTCCACAGGTAGGACAGATTTGGTTTGATTCAGATGCAGTGCTACCTAACCCTGCTAAGTATTCTTACGAGGGTACAGAAACAATTACTAACACAGGTACATATCAAGCATTAGCAAACCTAACAGGACAGACACTTACACTGACAGAACCTGCTTGGGTACACATCTCTTATGGAGTTGTAGAACCAGTAGGTGATAACACAGCAGGGGTTAACTACGGTATTCAACTAACAGGAGCAACAGTAAGAGCAGTAGGTTCTGCAGATGCAGCCACCTCTTATGTAGCAGGAAAGAACTCAGCATCAAATGATTTCTATGCAATATTTAATACAGGAGCAACAGTTGTTACACCTGTAGCAAGAAAGACAGGTGCTGGAACTGTTTCAGTAGTTAATCCTTATGTAAACATTGCACCAATCAGGTGGTCATAGACAGATGCAAAAGGTCTGGGATGGCAGTAACTGGGTAACACAGAACGCACTTAAGGTGTGGAATGGGTCTGCTTGGATTACTAACGCTAAGTTGAAGGCAAGAACAAGTACATCTTGGTTGCCTACTGCTGTTTCAGATACAGATATTTCACAGGTAGTTAAGTGGTCTATTGAGGCTCCTACTCCACCTCCACCACCACCTCCTGTTACACACATAGTCCCTGACTTAGATTTAATGACAACAACACAAATGGGAGCAGAACTTACTCCACTAAATTTTGGTTACACAATTGCAGGGTATGAAACTACTTCAATATCATCCAGAGATGACAAGGTAGTTATTGATTCACAAATACCACCAGCAGGTAACGCCATGGCAGAGTTCAATGATGTATCTGTAAAACTATATAACTTTGTACAACCAACAACCATTGTTCCCAATGTTGGTGGACTTCTTAAGTCTGCTGCTGATTCAGCAATTGTTTCAGCAAACCTTGTAGTAGGCAGTCCTCTTGATACCGTTGAAACCTATGATGGAACACTTGTAGGCAAGGTTGTTGTTGGTTCTCAATATCCTACAGCAGGTACAGAATGGGACCAAGGCACTTCAGTCATCTATGACTACTATGTTCAGAAGGCATTTGTAACAGTACCTAATTTAGTTAACACTGATGAAGACAATATCTATACAACTCTTTCAGCCCTCAACCTTTCAGTAGGAACCAGAACCACTGAAGCCACAGCCAATACAGCATTAGATGGAATTATTAAGTCCACCTTCCCTGTATCAGGTACACAGGTGCAGACCAATAGCAGCGTTAATTACACAGTTTATGTAAACACTCTTGCCACAGTTCCTAATATTGTAGGGCTCACCCAAGCAGCAGCAGACACAGCCTTACAGAATGCAAATCTCTACTCAGGAACAGTCTCAAGCATAGAAACAACAGTAGTAGCCAATGAAGGCAAGGTAGCAAGTCAGGCTACTGCTTCAGGTCAGACAGTTGCCAAGAACTCAAGCATTAACTACACAACCTTTGTACCTAACACAACCATTGCAGTTCCATCCTTAGTAGGACAGACCTATACTAATGCAAGCACTCTTATTACAAATGCAGAACTGTTAGGTAATCCAACTACTGTCCCTACCAACACCACATCATTACACATGACAATCAAATCACAATCTCCAACGGCAGGACAAATTGTCAATGTTGGAAGCACAGTCAATGTTGAAATTTGGGTACCGTTCCCTTCTTACATAGTTCCCAGCATTATTGGCTCTACACCTTCATCAGGTGCTATTGATGCTAACTTCACATGGGGAAGCAACAGCCTTGGTTCAACCTCTACACAAACCACTTCTGATTTTGGCAAGGTATCAAGTCAGTCACCTTCAGCAAATACACAAGTACAGGCACAAGCAATCAACTACGGTATCTATGTAGATGGAAGACCAACAGTTCCAAGTGTGGTTGGTCAAACACAATCTACAGCACAAACTAATATTTCAAATGTTGGACTTAACTACTCAACTACATTCCAGAATCAAACCTTCAATGGTCAAGCAACAGCAGGAACAGTTGCAAGTCAATCTCCATCAAGTGGAACAAGACTTGCTTCAGGTGGAACAGTATCTATTGTGGTTTGGAATGCTTATGTACCAGTAGCAGTAACAAGAACAGCAAATGTATATGTTGGTGAGAATTCTGTCACAGGTGGTAATTATCTTCTTGATTTTACATGGCAAGCACAATACAAACTTCTTAATACAACAGGAACAAGAGTTCAAAATATAACCTATCCAACAATGAGCAATGCCTTTGTAGGTTATGCATCTGCCACAAATGGAAAACAGGCTTACACCTGTCGCATTAACCCAACAAATGTTGATTCATACATCAAGTCTAATATAACTAATAATGCAGCCTACACAGTTGGAGCAGTTGACTTTGTATTTGGAGTTGGTGCTGAAGGTAGCAACAATAAAACTTGGGTACTGGACTGGATGGGTAATACAACATCATCCCCAAGTACTTACACAGATGGAAATAGAACTAATACACAAGCAGTAAGTGGAATTAATAATGGTGACACTATGTCAATTACATTGAATTCAACTATGAAGCAATATTGCTGGACCAATGGTTATGGACTTGGTGTAGCAGCAGGAACTACGGCATCAAATGCATCCATTACATATGGAAGAGTTTCCTTTGCATATTTTTGGGCAAGAATTTCGTGGACGGAGTATGTATAAATGAAGATATACGGAGTTAGCACCACAAGAGGTGGGGCAATAACAAACAATAACTACACAAACATTGCAGCAACAGGGCAGGACAATGGACTCAACTATCACTATTGGTATCCAGTTCCTATCCCTACAGGTACCAACTCATTATTCACAGGGCTTACAACATCTCAGGTAGATGCAATTGTGACTCCTTATTCAATTAACAATGTTGATAACACAGCAGCCTTAGTGCAAGAGAGAATGATTCTTATTCATAATGACTCAGCAACTACAAAGAACAATGTGAAGGTATTGATATCAGACCAGCAGTTAACAGGTGGAGTTGCAGAGATAACCCCTTGGAATTTGGCAGGGACTGAAGAAATACAGGGCTACTCATCAATAGAAGTACTAACAACTATGCCTACTGACTACAGAGTTGATAAGGCTTACTTCAAAGCAAACTTTGCTACCACTGGACCTGTAGAAGTATCTAAACAAATAAGCATTTCTATGGGTCCATGGTCATGGTATGCAGCAGCCCTACGCTTATATGTAGTCAAGGACCAAGCAGTAGAAGAAGACTTCTGTGTAATTGCTACTGAAACAACCTAAGTTTCCTACCCTGCCTGTAGGAAAACCTTACCCCTCCTTGCAATTGGAGGGGTTTGGTCTATCATTTTGAGTATGACTAATGAGACTCCTACAGATAAGCCTTGGTTCAAAAAGAAGAGATTCATAATCCCAATAGTCTTGGTAGTTCTATCTGCCATAGGTAGTGTCACAGGTGGTTCAGAGGATTCTTCAACAACTTCTGAAACTTCTTCTGCTGAAGTGAAAAGAAGTTACCCAGTCAAGTATTTGAGACATGCAATAATCAACCCAGCCACCATTTCAGTAGCATTCCAAGTTAAGAATGATGGAACTCAGCCAATTAAACCTTCTTGTAAAATCAAAATGCAGGATGCAAGTGGTACATACAAGGGTTATGACTTTGTAGATTTTTTAGAGGACATTGCTCCTAATCAGTCTAAAGAGGCAGTTGTTCAGTTAACAATTACAAAAGAAGGTGCTGCATTTGCAGACCAATTTATAGGTGAGTGTTCAGCAACTACTTCAGACACAGGTTCTAATGCAGGAACAGAAGTTATTGTTTCTGAAATAGAAGATGCCTCTTGGGGAGATGACCAAGCAGAACTTGATGAAAACAAAGAGTTCCCAGAAGATGCTGGGTTTTGGTATGGACCATCATTTAAGGTTAATCAGCCAAGAATGACACAGATGGACTGCTCTTGGACTGCTTTTGACAAGAGTGGAAAGGTTGTAGGAAAACATTCTTTCCGTGCTAATACACTCAATGACGGCTCAGTTACTTCTTATGGACCAGATGAGAAATGGTATGTAGATTCCACTCAAAAAATTGTCAATAGTGTTGACTCTTATGAAGTGAAGTGCACCCTGTAATGAGAGACATTAGACCTTTTGCTTGGGTAATCATTGCCCTCAATATCTACTTCCTTTATGTGTTTTTCTCAGATGTAGATGGAACTGAAAGCGATACAGCATTAGGTCTTGGTTTCATGTTCTTGATGTTTTGGCTTGCAATTATGAATGTAGTTCTTTATGTCATTTACAGGGTCACAGGAACCAAGAAGCGTGAGTGTCCTGCATGTGGGAAGAATGTGGCAAAGGGATTAACCGTTTGCCCTTCTTGCGCTTTTGACTTTGTAAAGGCTGCTAAAGGTCCTACTGAGGAATAGCCCTATCTGGCAGGGCATCTACAAAGTCAGTGTTATTAACCTGAGCATATATCTGCATAGTGGTATTAATAGTCTTATGTCTCATCTGTTTCATAATGACATTAGCAGGAACATTTCTTTTAACCATATCTGTAGCAAACCAATGTCTAAGCATATGAGGATTAATACAAATAACCTTCTGCTTATTCCTCTTAACAGTCTTAGTACCTAAATTCCAACAGGATGTAGTAACCCTCTTAGTAGGTATTCCCTTTTGCCAATAGTCTTCTTTCTTCATTGCTAAGACTTCAAGGGCTAACCATTCAGGAACCATTACCTTGCCTAAAGTTTTGGGGGAACCA